CCCGAGGGGAAGATACTTCTCAAAGACTCGTACGAGCGACGGACCCTTCAGCTCGTGGACCGGGGTACGCGCCTTGGTCGAACGCTTGAACACGCCGCGGTGACCCGACGGCATGGTCGCGATGAACGCGTGCTCGTCGCGGCCGCGGCCGGAGGGGAGCCGGTACGACACCCCGCGGCCACGGCCCATGGACGGCTCCGGGCCGCGCGCGGCGAAGTCGATGAGGGGGATCCGGTTGCCCGTGACCTCCAGCATCGCGCCCGAGTCCCCGACGATGACGATCTTGACCTTCTCCTTGATGACCTTCTGGGACAGGCCCGTGTCCTCCGACATGGCCTTGGCCATCTCCGCGCGCCCGCTGGTGGCGGCGCGCTGGACGGCGCGGCGGATCGCGCCCGGGAACTTGGACCGCAGCGCGAGGATCCCCGCGTGCACGTCGTGCACGTCGAGCTTGATGGTCACCTTCACGGCGCGCCCCACTTCTCGGAAAACATCAGGAAGTACTCGACCGAGACCCCGATGAACCCGCTGCCGGCCTCCCGGTCCTGCGGCTTGGTGGAGCCCCGGGTCAGGCCCCGCGCGACGAGCGTCCCGCTCAGGTTGTGATCCTGCTCCACGGCCTGCTTGATGTCCCCGAGCACGGCCTCCATCGTCGCCCACGGATCCGAGGCAGAGACCTTGACATTGGCCTGGACCTCGACCGGGAGGGAGACGGTCACGTTCTCGCCGTTGTACATGGCCGAGTCGTCCCGGATCACGATCGCGACAGAGGCCTCCGGGTCGTCCGGGCCCAGCACGGGCTGCTCGCCGATGAAGACGAGCTGCCCCGCGTCCGTGGCGTAACCGTCGTCCACGGTGATCCCCTCGAGCCTGGACTTCAACACCGTGAGCGCCGCGGCGCGCGCGGTCACGCGGGCACCACGACGGCGCGGTAGTGGTCGAAGTCCAAGCGGTCCGTCTCGTCCGTCTTCCAGTCCGACGCGGTGCCACCCTGGTACTCGGCCACGGTGACGACGGTCCCGCGCGGGACCTGAGGCAGCCCAGCCAGCGGCAGCGCCAGAACGCGCAGGGGCTCAGCCCGGCGGTACTCCGCGCCGGTGGGGTACTCCGGGGTGCGAGGCGGCAACCACACGGCCACCGTCTCAACCGGGTCCCCACCGGGCGGGGTCACCACCGCGGGGAGTCCGAACGCGCGCAGCGCCGCCGCGATGGACGGCCTCAGGTCGCTCAAGTTGGCTAGGTGCCGATGGTGACCTTGACCACGGCCCGCGGGCGGAGCAGGATGGCCAGGGGGTTGGACTGGGTGTGGAGCTTCACGAAGCGGCCGAACTCCATGTCGAGCGCCTGCTTGGCGTACATGGGCAGACCGATGGTGTTGACGGTCTCGACGAAGTCCGCGGGCGCGAAGTAGGTCGCGAAGATGTTCGCGCCCTCGGGGAACACGAACGCCTCGTCGTCGGCGAAGAACGGGGTCCCGCCGGTGCTGCCACGGTACTCCTCCCACGTCACGCCGCCGAAGGTGAACTGGCGGGCGTTGGCCTGCTGCTCCAGGAGTGACCGGGGGTCCGCGTACCGCAGGGTCTGGGTCACGCCCAGGTCACTGCGGAGCGCGTCAAAGAAGTCCTTGCCCGCGAAGGCGCGGTACCCGGACACGGGCTCGGCGCCGAGCTCGGCCTCGATCAGGCGCTGGATGGCCACGACCTCGGCGCGGAGCGCGTCCCCGCCGTCCGAGCTGGCGTTAGGGGTGACCTCGGCGGTCTGCTGGTTGACGTTGAACGCGGTGAACAGGTTGAGCAGCGTGGACCCGTCGGCGTCCTTCACGAGGCCCTGCACCGCGCCCGCGCGCATGTGTTCCAGGGTGACCTCGTGCATGGCACGGAGGTCCTGCAGCCGCTCGGCCACGATGCCGGTCACGGTGTCCGTCTCGGACTCGGAGCCGAACGAGCGGACGTTCTGGACCTCGTCGGCCAGGATGGTGGTCTCGCGCACCAGGTGGGGCACCACGAAGCTCCGGGCGGTCCGCTTCTGGCTGCCGATGGTGGACGCGGGAGCGCCGCGCGGCGTGGTCTGGATGAGGGACAGGCGGCCGTCCTTCTCCTCCACGATCGCGGTGGTGGTCGGGATCCCGCGCTCGCGGAACAGGCCGAGGGCCCCGATGCGGCCGGGCTTGTAGGGCGCCTTGAGGATGGCGTCCGTCAGCTGGGTGACGCTGAACGCGTCGCTACGGAAGATGTCGAGTGACGGCATTTCTTTTCCTCTCTCCTTCTTTTGGCCGCGTCAGTCGCGGGCGATGATCAGCTTGGCGGCGAGGTCGGCGTAGGCCGCGGTCTTCCCGCTGGCGTCGACCCCGGAGTTCCACTGCAGGTCCGCCTTGCGCACCGCGGCGATCCGCGCCACGATCACGCCGGTGAAGTCCGCGGGAGCGCCCCCGGCGGAGTTGTCCAGCGTGGCGTAGAGCACCGCGGCCGCGCTCTCGCTGCCGTCCGTGCCCGTGTTGTCGTACTCGACGTACTTCCCCGTGGCCGAGAGCTTGGCCAGGACGTGGCCGGCCTGCAGCTTGGTCGCGGTCCCGACGGTCACGGTGACCTTCTCGCGGGTGATCTGTTCGTGGCACTCGGCGATGATGAACTCGCCGGCGTACTGCCCTTCGCTGAGCGACATGGTTTCCTATCTCCTTCTTGTGCGGTTAGCCGGCGCGCTTGCGCCGCGCGTCGTAGACGTCGCGAGGGTTGATGGTCGCCCGCGGGCGGGTGCCCCCGTCCGGGGCGATGCTCGCGTCGACTTCCACCTTGTCCAGCAGCGCGGTCACCTTCGCGACCAGCAGGCGCGCGCTCTCGGCCGACATTCCGCCTTGGATCATCTCCGGCGCCAGCGCGCCGCCGGTGAACTTCTGGCACATGGCCGTGATCTCGTCGCGCCGGGCGTCCTCCGCCTGGCGCCGGGTGCGCTCCGCAGCCACGGCCGCGTTGACCGCGTCCCAGTTGTCCGCCTTGGCCACGAGGGCCGCGGTGAACTCCAGGTCCAGGCCCGCGTCCTTGCACAGGGAGATGACCGCCGCGGGCGCCACCGCCTCGGGGGCGGGGACCACCGCGGGAGCGGGGGCGAGGGCCGCGGGCGCCGGGGTCGGCTCCACCGCGACGGCGACCGCGGTCCAGGCGTTCACCCGGGCCTCGTACTCCGCGGGCACCTTGATGCCCAGGCGCGCGGCGGAGCGCGGGTCGATGCTCGCGGCCGCTTGCAGCCCCTCGATGACCTCGTCCGCGAAGCCCTTGTCAACGGCCTCCTGCGCGGTCATCCAGGTCTCGGCGTCCATGAGCGCGATGAGCTCCTCGTCGCTGAGCTCCGCGTGCCACTGGTACGTGGCCACGAGGGTGTTGCGGACCTCGTCCAGAACGTCCGCGTTCTTGCGCATCTCGGCCGCGTTGCCGACGGCCATGGACCAGGGGTTGTGCACCATGAAGAGGCCGTTGTCCGCGATCCGGACCGGGTCCCCGGCCATGGCCACGAGGGTCGCGGCGCTGGCGGCGAGGCCGTCGACGTAGGTCTCGACCTTGCGGCCCTTGCTCATCCGCTGGTCCCGGAGCGCGTTCGCGATGTTGATGGCGCCGAACACGTCACCGCCGGGGCTATTGATGTGCACCTTGATGGTCTTGACCGCGGCGGGCAGCGCGGACAGCTGGTCCACGAAGCTCTTGGCGGTCACGCCGAACCCGAAGAAGTCGTCGATCCAGTCGCCGATGAAGTCCGTCACCTGGACCTCCGCGACGGTGGGGTCTTCCGCTCGGCTCGAGAACTTGAACCACTGCTTCATCGACGGGCCTCTTCCTTGTATGGCGCGGGTGGCGCCTGTTCTTTCTCGGGGTCCGCGGGGTCCGCCGCCGGTGGCCGCGCGCCCGTCCGAGTCATACTTGAGCTTGAGCTCGTCCGCGCGCGCGTTGTCCGCCGCGTTCTGCTCGTCGATGGCCTGCGCGTCCTCTCCCTGCTCGCTCACGATCGCAGAGCGGGTGGTGAACCCGGAGCGGATGGCGTCCTTCGCCGCCTGCACGTCCTGCACCGGGTGGATGTACGGCCAACCCTGGGGCATCCACTCGACCCGGCCCCACGGGCACGGGTCCTTGAGGTAGCCGCCGGGGATCGGAAGCGCGCCGGACAAGTAGGCCCGGTCCATCCAGGCCCACCACACCGGGCGGCAGAGCTGGTGCGCCACGGTCTGGTGCTGCTCCGCCTCGATCTGCCGGCGGAACTCGTGGAGGATCACGCGCACGGTGCGGTCGTTCACCTTGCTCATGTCCCCGGTCAGGACCTCGTACGGGACGCCGGTCGCCGCGGACACCGCCATCAGCTGCTGGCGCGTGAAGTCCGCGTAACCCTGCATGAGGTCAGGGGGGTTCGAGAACTGGACCTCCTCGCCCGGGTCGAGGGTCTGGAAGATCCCGGGCTCCAGCCCGAGCACGGGGCGCTGGTCCTGGTACAGGGTCGTGTCCAGCCCGGTGATGGGCTGGACAGTCGGGTTGGCGGACAGCGGCTGCTTCAGGAACGCCACGAACATGTTGCTCAGCTGCTGCCGGATCAGCGTGGCGTCGTCGAACTTGTCCAGCTCGCGGAGGCGGATCAGGGCGCGGGTGAGGTGCGGCTCCCCGCGCAGCTGCCCCGCGCGCTTGGGCTTGTACACGTGCAGGACCTGGTCCGCGGGGACCCGGCGCAGGTCGGAGGCGTCCCAGTCCTGGATGTCCCCGGGCCGCGAGGCGAAGAAGTAGTAGGCGGTGCGCCGGCCGATCCGGTCGAACTCGATCCCCGCGCGCACGCGGGAACCGGCGGGCGCGCCCGCGAGCGGGGTGTTCCACCCGTGCGGGCACATCTCCGGCTCGAGCACCTCCGCCTGGAGCGGCACCACGAGGCCGTCCTCCGGGAGGCGGGAGCGAAGCCGGACGAACACCTCGCCCGCCTCGAGCCAGCACCGGACGGACTGGCTCTGCTGGCCGTACCAGTCGAGCAGGCCCGCGGCGTCGCTCTCGTCCGTCCAGCGCAGCCACAGGTCCTGCGCCAGCTTCCGGAACGCGGGGTCGTCCGCCTTGCTGAGCGGCTTGATCCCGGTCCCCACCACGTTGTACACGAGCTTGTCGAGGACCCCGCTCGCGTACCCGTCGTTGCGCGCGGCGTGGCGCGATCGGTCGCGCAGGGTGGCTAGGGACCCGAGGAGCTCCCGGTTCGGGGAGACGGTCGGGGCGTGCCACCCTAGGTTGCGGCGCGTGAAGGACCCCGCCTCGTACACGGAGGCCTGAGGGCCGCGGGGTGCGCGGGCGTCTCGTGCGGCCCGGCGCCGCTTGCTCAGAAGCCCTTCACGGCGTAGGCGAGGGTCTGCTTGACGCGGCCGGCTAGCTGAGCGGCGATGACGGCGCGCGCCTCCAGCAGCTCGGTGATGGACCGGTAGGTCACAGCCCGATCCGCGAACTGGACCTGGCGCTCACCGGTGGCGATAGCGCGGTCGATCGCGGCGAGGTCCGACTCGGTGAATGCCATGGCTCAACCTTTATTATACGCTATAGCGGCCTCACGTTCCAGTTGGCGCCACAGGGCCACCACGGGGCGGAGGTGGGGGTGGGTCATCACCCCGAACACGGACATGCGGAGGGCCGTCTTCACGTGCACCACCCGGGCGGGCGTGGTCTCCAGGCGGAAGTCCGGACGCCCCCATACTGTGTCCTCGGCGTTCCACACCCTGCACGGGAGGCGCGCCACGGAGAGGCCCAGCCGGTCGGCCGCGTCACTCTCCAGGAGGGACCCGAGCGACGCCTGGTTGATACCGCCGTACTTCTTCCGCCAGGGCCAGTGGGCCGCCTTGTCAGCGAGGAACTCGCGGTCCCGGCGGAGCCACGCGTCGAACCACTGGCGAGTGCGCGCGGACACCCGCGCGGCCACCACGCCGCCGTTGAGCGGGTACTGGCACGCGTCACGGCCGGTGTAGGCGAAGTCGAACTCGTGGACCCAGAGCGGGTCCAGGTCCGCCAGGACGAACGTGTCCGCGTCCGCCAGCAGGACCCGCGCGCCGTCGGGCGCGTCGTTGACCGCGTCCCGCCACCACTGGAGCTTGTAGGAGTTGTTGGCGTGGGACAGGCTGCCGGACGCGGCCACGAGGGTGGTGGGGTCCACCTTCACCACGCTCACGTCCCACCCGGGGCAGCGCTTCTCGGCCGTGTACCGGAGGACCGAGGCGAGGCGGGGGTACTGGTCCCCGCCGAAGTACACGCTCTCCAGGCGCGGCCTCACAGGGACTCGAACAGGGCGCGGTGCTGCTCAGCCCAGGTCTTCCACGACGGAGGGTTGGACAGGCCCCGCAGGACCTGGCGGAGGGACGACCACGAGCCGCGCGCGTACCGGATGTC